AAAAGCATTAGCCGTGCTGGGATTAAGAGCAACCCCAGATGCATTGAGAATCACTGAGTTATTGGGCTGAGAAGTTGTGCCAGCATAAGCACCAATGGCTATAGCATTGGTACCTTGATTAGTTGAACCAGCATTGTAACCAATTGCCACTGCACCAAATCCTTGTCCGGTAAGTGCAGAATCAGTGCCCATTCTAACTTCGGATCCAGTAATTCGGCCATTAATGGTGGAATTGCCAGTAAGGCTGAGATTTTGACCATAGATGTTACCACCAATCAAAGACGCCCCATAGACATTACCAGCAGTGCTAACATTTGCCCCATAAACATTGCCCGTGGCACTGACCATACCTGTTTCTATATTGGCGCTAACTATGTTGGCGGAAGCAATGATATTTGCAGCAGAAGAAATATTGCCGGTAGCGGTGACAGTATTAGCACTGACCATATTTCCAGACACAGTGCCTGATGTAGACACCTGTCCAGAAGTCAACAAATTGCCAACTACGGCATTGCCGGTTACACTTAGATTGGTCAATGTTCCAACATTGTCAGCAATTACTCCAGTTAACTGACTGCCGTTGCCCAGGAAATAACTGGCTGTGAAATTGCCGGATGTATTCACTGTTGCCGCAGTTATTGCATTTACAATTGCAACATTACCTGCCGCTATATTACCTGTATAACTGACTAAAAAATTGGCTACGTTTGAGTTGCTGTAACTTTCAGGAATCCCTGTTAAAAATGCGCCATTTCCAAGAATATAATTTCCTGAAATATTGGCAGCAGTAATTACATTGCCTTGTAGGCTTTGTAAATTACCTGTGTACGTTGGCAAGTAATCAGCCACATTGGCATTGCCATAGGTGGCAGCAAGTCCAGACAGAAAAGCACCATTTCCAAGAATATAGTTGCCTGTTACATTGCCTATAACTGACAGTCCGCCAGAGTAAAATGCAGCAACACCAGAGTTGTTTACAGTGACATCAACATTACCACTGGCTACAGGTATCTGAACCTTGGTTGTTCCAGATGAAATAGTGTTGGAAATAACAGCAGCATTGCCAGTAAAAGCAACATTTCCTACCACAGAAAGGTCACCTGTGACCAAAGTCAGCCCGGGCAAACCTGTGTCAAGGGTGATTACACCATTGGCTGTGGATGTTTTTATTGTATAATCGCCGTTGACTTCTTCCAGAAAGCTCGCATTGCTGCTCATTTAGAGATCCTTTTCCTTATTTATACGTTTTTTGGAACTCAGAAATTGGCTGGTTTACAAGGTTATGCAGTGAACTCAACGCAGCAATATCGGCTGTGGTAGGTCCCACTACTCTAATAAACTGAATGTTTGCAAATTTTTTTGAAATTGAAGCAATTTGATCTATCCAATTTCCAGTGTAGGTAGGTACTGCACTGGACTTTTTATAAAATTCTGTGTCGGCGTAAATGTTGTTAAAATGGCCAGTACTGGTCGGGCCCATGTCAAAACCCAGCAAATACACTGGACTGTGATTGTTCGATGCTGCCAGATACGCTGCCACCGGTCCTGAACTATAGGTCCAACATTCTTCAGGTATAAATCTAGCACCTAAATCAGGCAAAGGTTTTCTTGTATAAAAACAGTTAGCAAGAGCGTAGCCACTGTGTTGTATACTTTGACCAATGGCAGTGTCTGTGGCCACCAAAACATCTGGCGCAAAATCTCTATACAATGCATTACAGCCGTAGATGGTGCCGTATGGCCGCAAAGTTTCAAGATTCAATTCTTTGCGACTGAGTCCATTGCCCAATACAAATGCTGTGGTCATAAAAAATCCCCCCAGTAGTTATCTGAGAGGATGTTGAGATATACCAAATTAGGATGTAACTTTGGTAACCTGTGCCAGTTGCAAACTGCCGTTTTGACCATTTGCACTGTTGATGATTTCTGCGCCAGACCATGTCATTGTGCCTTCGTCTGTGAAGAAGTTTACAGGGTAGAAGTTTTCACCACTTTGAATATTGACACCATTGTTACTGTTTGAGTAATTGCCATAGGTCATGCCAGACCAATCGCGAATCCACTTGTTGCTGATATAACTTGCGTAAACAGCAACACTGTCGCCAACAGAGAAACGAATGCTCATGTTGCCAGCACTGGGTGATCCGCTGTTTTGTAACACACAAACACCTACTGGATAGGCAGTGCCGTTGCCAGAACGTGCAGCAGTGGCGGTAAACACATCGCCTGCCGCAGCACCCACAGGAGCACCTGCTGTTTGCCAGTTAGTTGTGGTACCAAAACTGGCAATTTGATAAGCTTGACCAACAATAAAACTGGCTGGGCTTACAGTGGCTGCTGTGCGTGCAACCAAGAATTTGTGAGCACCTTTCTGGCGAATAATACGTCCAGCACCTGATGTTGTATTACTGCCGTCGGCCAACAAAATATTAACAGTTGCAGCAATTTCTGGGTATGCAGTGGTTGCTGTTGATGTTGCGGGGGATCCGCCAACCACACCCAAGAAGTCACTGTTGCTGAGTGTGCCAGCAGAACCAAGATATGGATCTGTTAAACTGCCAAAATCAGGATATCCTGCACCAGTCACTGTAGACAGTGCTGGTTGGTTAATTGAACCGTCGGCATTGATTGTGATACCGTTGTTGGTACCGGTTTTTTTGATTTTTAGAGCTCTTGCCATTTGATTTCTCCTTAAAGAAGCCCAATGCGGGTTCTAGCCGCTACGCAGGGGCTACCTGCATAAAACACCTTATTGTGTTGACAATTATTTATGGAAAATGTAAAATGATGCCAAGTGTATCTTAAATATCACCATGAATACCAATGAACTAATTGATCAAGGCAATCAATATCGCACAGATCGACAACCACTCAATGCACTAGCCTGTTATGCCCAGGCTTTTGTTCAAGATCCTGATTCAGCAGCGGCTTGGAACAATTACGGCAACGTGTTAAGAGAATGCGGACAGCCTGCAAGGTCAATACCCTTTTTGCAACACTCCATAGTGCTTGCACCCAATCACATCACAGGCAGATTCAATCTAGCAGTGAGTTTGTTGGCCATGGGCGATTACAAAAATGGCTGGCCGGCCTATGAAGCACGTTGGCAATACGAACATCTGGATGGTACATTACCAACATATCCACAGCCTAGATGGGCCGGTCAAGATCTCAAAGACAAAACAATACTGATACAAGGCGAACAAGGACATGGCGACAACATACAGTTCATAAGGTTTGCTTGGAATCTTCACCAAATGGGGGCCAAGGTCAAAGTCAAAGTAACAGCTGCGCTGGTGCCTTTATTTAGAGACAGCCACGTACTGGACACAGTGGTTGACTACAGTGAAGACCCTGGAGATTTTGATTACTGGGTTCCTATCATGAGTTTACCAGGTATACTGAACATAACTCTTGACAATTTACCTCGCCAAGTAAGTTACCTGACAGTTAATCAACAATATCAACAAAATTGGTTGCAAGTGTTGGGACCAAAAACAAAAATGCGAATTGGGTTTTCTTGGTCTGGGCGTAGAGACGCATGGCTAAACACCCACAAAGGCATGCCTTTTGACACCATGCTAGATCTAATTACAAAAAATCCACAATATGAATGGGTCAATCTACAGATAGACGCCACTGAGGAAGAAACCAGTAAACTTGATCAAGTAGGTGTGCGGCTGTTTCCAGGTTCTATCAACAACTTTGTTGACACTGCTGCGCTGATCATGGCCATGGATGTTGTAATATCAGTAGACACTGCTGTGGCTCATCTCAGTGCAGCACTGGGTCGACCCACATGGATTGCATTAAACTGGTTTGCAGCCTGCTGGCGTTGGCTCACAGCACGCGAAGACTGTCCTTGGTATGGCACTGCAAGACTTTTTAGACAACCGGCCATGGACGACTGGAACAGTGTCAATAAAAAATTAGAACAATTTCTCAGTTGGATGAAAGTATAAAAACAAAAAAGGTCCCGAAGGACCTTTTTGTTCTTTCGTAATCCGAATTGGATTAACTGAAAGACAGGTTAGATACAGCAATCTCACCAACATAGTCACCAGCGTTACCAAACGAACTGGCAGTGTTTGTCAATTCGATGTAACCATAGCGTGTCATGAATGACACAACTGGTTCGAATGTTGTTGGGTCAAGAACAACACCGCTGCTCATCAATGGAATGTATGGGCAGTAGAATGCTGGAGC